CGACGAACTCGTTAAACTCGAATACCATTCTCGTGGTTTTATTCTTCGTGACACGATGCGTCTTCGTACAGACGTCATTGGTAACCAAGTTCAGTTCCGTAAGGTCGGTCAGATTATCGCTCAGCCCACAGGCTATCAAGCGAACTTGAATCTACAAGACCCTAACTTCACTGCTTGGGTTGCCACACTTCAAAAGTACACTGCACCAACCGGTGTTGATGAAATCCAAGATTTGACTGTTAACTTCGATACCAAGCGTGAACTTGCAATGATTGTTGCAATGGCGATTGGCCGACGTTCAGATCAAATCATGATTAACTCATTCATTGGGAATGCATCAACCACAATCGCCGTTAACTTCGGTGGTGGACCCAACACTAACTTAACGTACTTAAAACTACGTCAAGTCGTTGGTCAATTCGAATCCAACGCAGTTCCTGTTGGCGAACGCTTCTTGGCTTGCTCTGGTAACAACCTTGCAGCTTTATTGGCAGATGACCATATCACATCACGCTTCTTCACTTCGAATGATGCGGTTGTTGATGGTCAGCTTAACTATAAAGAACTGTTAGGTATGAACTTCAGAATCATCCCAACGATGGCTGAAGGTGGATTACCCATCGCTGCAAACATCCGTTCAGTATTCGCATGGCACAAAATGTCAAGCGGTATGGGTATCGGACAAGATATGCGCGTGGAAGTTCACTATATCCCATTACAAACCACATGGTCAGTTGTTGGATTATTCTTCGCGGGCGCCGTTGTTGTAGACAACCTCGGTTTATTCCAAATCAACTGTGACGAAACCGTTAACCCATAAGGAGTATTAATCATGGCTTTTACTTTAGAAGCATTGGCACGCGTAAGTGCCGCTACAAATATGGATGTCACGATTAACTATTCCAATGGTGTTGGTACACCTTATGGCGCAGTAAACGTGTGGTCTTATAATGGTGCAACAGCTGGAGACAGTTTAGCAACCATCGCAACCGCTGCGTATTTCAATACTCAAACTGAAAACTTCCAGTTAGGGGATTTGATATTTGTTACTGATAACACTGTAACGAGCGCGTTTTATACCGTAACCGCTATTCAATATCCTACGGGATTATTGGCAGCAAGCGTTACAATATCGGTATTTGATGCAGCTTTAGGGCCTATTGGAACAGGTAACATTTCAGCTAATGCTGTGACGTATGCCAAAATCCAACAAGCCAGTGCGGACACATTAATCGGTAACCCAACCGGCGGTAAAGCAAACGTTGAGGAAATCACATTAGCTGCAAATGCCAGTTTGGCTTTTGTTGGAACGACATTAGGGGTGAATACAAATCTATTGACACATGCAAGAGTTACCATGACCGCCGCACAGTGGAATGGAATGTATGCTGCGCCTGTATTATTGGTAGCCGCCGGTGGTGCTAATACGATAATTATCGTTGAACAGGTTGTTGAATCGATGACCTTCGTGTCAGCAGATTATGCAGCGGGTGGTGTGGTTGGATTGCAATATGATTCAACAGCGCATTTGGCTGGAGATCCGGCTACAGGCACTGAAGCCGCAGCCGATTTCTTTGCCGCTGCAAGCACAAGCTTTATGCAGTCTGGAAGCTTAAGCACGGGTGCTGCCTTCACAACGGCTGTCAATAAAGGTATCTATATCAGTAATGCCACAGGACCTTTCACCACTGGTGATAGTACTTGGATTATTGATATTTGGTATCGAATAATCCCAACCGTTTAATAGCAAAAGAATAGAGGGGTCGAAAGACCCCTCAAGTTGAGGTTACATGGCCTTTACGCGCACGCAAATCATATCTAATGCTATTGCGCTGCTCGGTAAGGGCATGATCAATAGCACTCAAGGCCAATCCACATTAGTGGATACAGCCGGTCAAGCTTTCGATTTCCTATTGCCTTGCAAACTCTCCGAACACTTTTGGCGCTTTGCAACCACAATTGTCCAAATGGCTCAAGTCAATCAAGTGCCCGTCGTCACCAATTGGCGTTATATCTATCAGCTTCCAGGTGATTATCTTGAGACCGTTAGAGTTTATCCACAACAATACAATTGGGAAATCTATCAAGGAACCAATCAAATCCCTGTGATTTACAGCAACTTTGCAGGTCCTTTCTATTTGGAATATGTGCATGTTGTCGATCCAACCTTATTGCCCAATTACTTCGTACACTACTTCGTCTATGAGATAGCACTATATTTAGCGTTATCCAGTGCCCAACAAACACAATATGTGCCATTGATTGAAAAGCAGAGAGACTTTCAGTTAGGTATTGCACTTGCTAAAGATGCTCAGAATAGGCCACAAACTCCGCTTGCGTCGCAACCGATGATAACAAACCGATTCGTGGCGACTTGGATTGGTGGCTAATGCCAGATATCAGGGCCGAACAATCAAACTTTTCGTACGGGCAGATTGATCCCAGGTTGCAGGCTCGCACAGACTATGAGGGCTATTACAAGGGCGCCAAGAATTTGACGAATTGCATTATTATCCCCCAGGGTGGCATTCAACGGCGATTTGGCACTGATTACTTTTATACCGTTACAACGACGGATAAACGATTTATTGAAATCACAACGCTTACAACCAGTGATGGCGCTATTTATCTACTGGACTTTGAAGCGACAGAGATTACCATATTCTTGCAAGATACCCTTGCTGATGCAGTTGCTCAAGTGGTAGCTACCCCTTATGTATCAGCAGACATTCAAGGTTTACGTTTTACACAAGTCAATGATAGATTAATCATCACACATCCCTATTATCCACCCGCGCAATTGATACGTTCACCAACAGCCCCTATTGCGATTACTGCCTTTAGTGCAGTCAACAATACTATAACAATCAATAGTGGTGCTACCTACACAGCAGGAAGTGTGTTGCCAGTACAATTCACAACAGCAGGTGCACTACCAACGACATTGCCACAAATAGCTATAAATCGCACGTATTTTGCATACTTTGTAACGGCAACGACTATTCAGATATATACGACTGCTGATCAAGCCGGTAGCCAATTAAATCCCTATATTATATCCAATGCGGGTGCTGCCAGTAATGTTGTATTTATAAACACATGGACTTATTCAGTGATTGCGTTTATCAATGTTCCAGCTTATGACTTTGGATTATTAAACTATTCAGCCATCACATTTACACCGAGCGCTGTTAGTGGTGCTGCCATTACCATTACAGCCAGCGCCCCAATATTTACGGCTGCAATGGTAGGCGGAATATTCAGTGGCAATGGTGGGGTGCTACGTATTACAGCATTTACTAATAACATGGTAGTTGTGGGTTATACCATCGTCTCATTTAACAACACGAATCCTATCTTGGGGGCGCTTGCGTTCTTGGGAGAGCCGGCATGGTCAGCAACTAGGTTTTATCCCCAAACCTGTAGTTTTATCCAAAACAGGTTGGCTTTTGGCGGTTCTCCCTCCATTCCTAATGGCGTATGGCTATCAACCCCGAATGAAGTCTTTAACTTCGATGACTCCGAGCTTTTGCCAGACAATGCTATCTCTTGGTATCCCAGCTCTAATCAAGGGGGCACGATTGTCAATATGACGGCAGCGAGTTCATTGATTGTGCACACGAGTACGGGTAATTATTCATCTCCTGTGTTTACAGAACAGCCATTGACGCCTACAAACTTTGTGTTAACTGAAAATAACAAAGATGGAGTATCGTCGGTATTTCCAGCATTTATTGACAATCAGATAATCTATGTGGATGAGTCTGGCAATAATATTAAGACGATGATATGGGAATTTCAACAGAGTAAATATGTATTGAACAATAACTCTGTGACAAGTTCTACCTTGATTAAACAGCCAGTGGACATGAGTGCGTTTACAGATCCGAATGTGGCCGATGGCTACTTTGTGATTATTGTGAATGGAGATGGTACTTTGGCTATCCTACAAACTTTAAAGGCTGAGCAGATCAAGGCTTGGACGCCGCAAGTGACAGTGAGCAGTGATGATAATTTAGTGACTTTGAATCAGAATAACTATATCAGAATTACGAGTGCGCTCAATTGGTGTTGGTTTGTAGTGCAGAGGTCAATTATGGGCGTTGCTGTTACAACGACAATAACGCGGTTTATAGCACCTAATCAATTTATAGGGGCTAATTTTGGTTTGCCATTGGATACACCGAGTCTTATATAGTTTCAAACAGGTGGTGGGATCACTTTGCCTACAACCGTGCCTCAAGTGGTGGGTGGTGTTTATTATTGGGGAGTATCGACGACTGCCAATGGCGTTAATTCCATCATTGTTTATTTGAATGAAAATGATGCATTAAATGGGGTTAATTCGATTACAATTGTGAATATCGGTGTGAATGCGGCTATTCAACTTTATGGGCTTACGTCATTTTTAACGCTAGAGAGCTTAGATTTTACTGCTCTAACCGATATGACAACCTATTACAAAGCCCTCAATGCCAATCAAATAACGGGTTTAGGGGCCTTATATGAAGGAAATTGGCTCTCTATTATTGCGGATGGCTATGTCGTACCTAATGCTCAAGTCACAGGTGGTGTTTTGCCTTTGCCACAGATTAGCCAGAATGTAACCATTGGTTTACCGTATATTTCCACATTTAGCCCATTACCATACGCAAATTTACCCAATGGCGTAGGTTTGTATAGTCCTAAGCATATTAAGGGTTTTTATCTTAACTACTATAATTCATTGGGTATTCAAATCCAGGGTTATGATATCCCTGATTTGGTATTGGCCAACTTCAATCAAAACCAACCCCCTCCGCTTCAGAGTGGGGTATTTCTGTTTGGAATGATGGAAGATTGGGATCCATTCAGCTATGTTATAAGTGTAACACAATCTAACCCGCTGCCCATGACTATACTAGGTATAGGGTATGTTCTGGAGGTTTAATGGCTCTACAATATTTGTTAATAGCGGCACAAGCGGGAAAGGCTCTGTATGGCTTAAATCGTTCCAGGCGATCTGAACGCGAGGCTTTAAATGAATTTGGGATGGCGCAGAGTTCGCTTGATACGCAAGCGGCTTTTGTGAACCAGGGAGCGGAACTTGACCAAAAGATGCTTGATGTCCAAATGCAACAGACTCGGCTCTCAACCCTTGAAAACTCTCTTAGAAACACCGAAGAGCTCAGATATAACCTATCTGCTCAAAGAGCCCTATTTGCGGCAAGAGGACAGGCTAGCGGACAGGGAGGAGCACAATTGGCTTCGAATGCGAGTGTTAGAGCCTTTGGACGAGAGGAAACTGCTCGTCGATTGAATCATAGCTATCAAGAGTTAGCCATTAAGGGCAATAAGGCTTTGACTGAGATTAACCGTGGCTATCAGATTGAAGAGATAGGCAATAAGAAGAGATTGCTCGGTTCACAGGCGAGAGGATTGAAATCTGCTGGACGTCGTTCTAGACGTGAGACGGTACTTGGAACCTTAGCTAATATTGGTTCGATGTCTACGAGCCCTAATAAGAAAGGCTCATCCAATACATTATTCTCTGGCTATGAGGAGTTATTTAGCTAATGGCTGATGATATTCCAATCTTTAATCAGAAGACGGCTATAAATTCTGGGGGTCAACTTCCAGCGGTAGGTGCTCATCTAGGGCAAAAACCTGAATATCAGATGGATACGGCGAAGTCTCTGGCTGATTTTCAATATTATACAGATTATGCAACAAAAGCGTCGCAGGAGTTGGGTGCGACCTTAGGTAAAGAGCGAGGGGGGAGCCCGGGCGGATTTTTGGTTCCACCGATATTTGAGAATCAGAAGGCGTTTCATGATGCATACAGGCAAGAAGAGTACCAGAATTTAGACTTTGAGGGGAAACAATCGCTTCAAAAGATGATGATATTGGCAGCACGCAATCCAACTAAGACCTCGTTGCAGACATTTCAGAAAGAAGGTGCAGCGGTAGTTGATGAGTTATTGGATATATCGAGTCCAGGTAATCAAGCGGATTTAAAGAGATCGCTGAAAGGTGCATATGAGACAGCGGCCTTAAATGTAGCTGAAGCGAATTATAAGAAAGAGCGTGATGAAAGAATTCATAAAGGTAATGTACAAAATGATGAATTACAAAAGAGTGTATATAACAATTCATTTAATGGTAACAAAGAACTTTCAGATCTTGATAGAGATACTGCCAAGCGAAATATAGCTGG